GGATGCGCCTTGAGGAAATCGTGCGCCACGTCAGGCGAATGGAACGGATAATCGACGAAGGCGAAGCTGACCAAGAGAGCCTTTGAATTGAAGCGCCCCGGCCACACACCGGGGCGTTTTCGTGTCGTCTTACCGCTTTCCCTCAAGCTTCCCTTCTATCCTTGCCAGAGAAGCCGCAACCTTCCCGATATCGCCCCTGATCTCCTGGTGCTCGCGTTCGTTCTTGTCGCGGATGTGGCTGTGCTCCTCACGGTTCTCGTGGTGGAAGCCCTCAAGCACCTGAAGTTTTGTCTGGAAAACCTTCAGGTCTCCAGCGTCAGCCGGTCGGGTGAGAAAACCCAACCATCGTAGAGCACCAAGAATAGCCACAACCGACGCCACCCAAGTTGGCCAATATTGAATAGGAAATTCCAAAATCGCAGACATGCCGAGACCCCTCTCGTTGGCAGTATCGGGGGAGATGTCTCCCCCTTTGATGCGTTATGCGGTCGGTGCAGTAGGCGGCGTCGGCGATGCTTCGGCGATCTGCTTCAGAAGATATTCGGCGTATGCTTCCGTGTTGGCGTTGTTCGCCCCGATCAATCCAAGGTGGTTCACAGCGGACAGAATGGCCAGCATGACGCCCGCAACCGTGCTGATCGTGTGCATGGCGTCGGCTCCGAAGCCAGTGCTCCCCGCGCCAGCCAGAAGCGCCCCGAGGATGACGCTCATCATGTTGCTCCTGGCCGCGCCAATCGGCGTAGTGATGCCAGCCGCAGGCGTACCGGGCGCGTCCTTCGGCAACACGGCGGTGATCACGGAAGTGAGGATGGAAAGCGGGTTCATGCGGATGGTTCCTTTGGTTGATTTCGTCGGCGCGCTGTTGGGTGCGGTGGTCGGTTTTTTGGCCAGTCCTGGCCCACTGGCTCCCAGCGGTGCGCTGCTGTTCTGTAATGGCTTTTTACTCTCGGCGCCGGGTTTTGCGCCCAGCTCAGGCCCACCGTCAGGCCAGCGGAAGCATAGCACCCTGGATCTTGGGAAGCATTCGATACTTACGACGCCAGACGATCCTTGATTGCCGCCAACGAGCGCAACCGTGTCGTCGTCGAAGCAGTTCACGAAGCCAACGTGACCTTCTGATGAATGCGGCGATCCGCGCCACAGGACGGCGATGCAGCCAATCTTTGGGGTTCCAAGATGCATGCCATAGCCGACGTAAGATCGCGCCATTAGGCTCCCAGACGGCTTGTAGCCAGCACGCTGGAGCATCGCCCCGGCGAACGCCGCGCACCATGCCGTGTCTGAACCGCCGATCTCTGGATGCCCTGCCTCTCGGAATAGCTTTAGGATCTCCGCATCGTCGCGGCCCTCCCTTATCCCGAGTTCCTTTCGGGCTTCGTCATACCATGGATAGTTGGACATTTTATCCCTGTGCGATTTGGTTTCCGATTGTGTTTAGTGCTTCTTCTATTCTCTTGAAGTACACTTCCCATTCTTGACGCACAACACCTGTGTTAGGGTCAACAACCTGACGATTTACTGGCCTAGATAATGTGATTGGTTGTCTTGACACTGATATAATTGAGTTGGCAATCGCAGGCAAATATACATGCACAAACTCACATGTATCTATGTTTATATCCGTAGCAGGTATTATTTGGTTGTAAGTGTGTGCAAAAGCACCAGATTCCATTATTCTTAATATTGATATACTTAAGTTTCTGTAAGAATGCACAAAAGATTGTGCGCTAACAGATAACGGATAATCATGTATTTGAGATGTAGTGCTATTATACGAATGCGAGAATGCCGCAGACGAAGCTGGCAGTTGCACAGCCCTATCAAACGATACAACCAGTATTCCACCAGAACCAGCGGCACCAGAGCCAGCGGAAGAGCCGCCTATATACCCTCCTCCGCCACCACCACCACCACCATACCCACCTGCTACGTGACCATTGGCGCCATTCCCACCACCTGCGGCGCCACCTCCGCCTCCGCCACCACCACCACCACTCCCATATGTCCCACCAAACGCCGTGTCCATGCCGCCTGGACCGCCAACATGGGCCGTCCCAGAAGACACGCCATTACCACCTCCGCCACCTCCACCTGATGTTCCTGTCCCACCGTTTGCAGATCCTCCACCTGATCCACCTGTGCCGTTACCTCCTGCCGTACCAGTGGCAGAACCGGACCCTACCGCTCCACCAGAGCTTGATGACCCACCATTTGATCCACCTCCTCCACTGCCTCCGTATGATCCCGCCCCTAAGGAACCACCGTTCTGACCTGATCCACTGGGGCCAGCCGAGCCCCCTCCTCCAGACCCACCCCTTCCTGATCCTTTTGCCCCTCCGTTCCCTCCAGAATATGCTGTAACTCCGACGCAGCTCGCTGCTGCGCCGCCTGTAGTACTCGATCCTCCTTTAGCAACTATGCCATCAGATGAAGATCCGGGAGCGGAATTTGATGCTTTGTTTAGCCATGTATCACCAGCAGCACCTCCAGCAGAACCTACAGCACCTATGCTATAATATACAGTTGTTCCAGCAGTAACAGAAATTGATGTGTTTTCAGAGTATGCACCTCCAGCACCTCCGGAGCCACCAGAACCATAACCTCCATTTGCTCCGTTTACTCCGCCTCCTATTCCCTTAGCAGAAATAGACGTAACACCATCAGGGACAACGAAGCTACCACTACCGCTAGTGTATATTGTTGTTGTGGTCATGGTAACCTCCACTTATTAAGTGCACGAAAATATTCCGTTTGTCCCGTCAAAGTTAACGGTGAATGTTTCAGTATTCGCCAGCGTGATGGAAGAACCGTAATCATACCACCCTATCAGTGGACCAGCCGCAGGAGTGCTATTCCGCATCGTGATATACCGGAAGGGGCCGATACCTGCAGCCGTCGCGGTCCACACAATCGGAGTCGTGCTGATCAGCTTGTAGGTTCCGCTCGTCTGCGTTGAACTGGCGATTGTGATCGTGGCGCCTCCCGCAGTGTATCCGCCAGCGGTTCCTAGGTCATTGCCGCTGATGTCTGCCCAAACCGAATTCGTCGCCACGGTCGCGGTGTTCGACAGGCTGATCTTGAGCGTTCCGGATGATAGGTTGTGCACGCCGTTGTGGATGTCAGCCACGAATGCATTGCACTTGTTGAGAGCAATCGCCATCTGTTACACTCCCATCTTAACGTTGCGCGAACTCAGGATCTGGGAAAGCGCAGCCGCTTCCGCCTCGATACCTGGGAGTGGCATTTCCACACTTTGAATAGACGCGTGAAGTTCAGCAAGCTCTGTTTCTCTCTTGCGCCATAGGTCTTCATATTTCTGGCGAAGCGGTCCAGAAACATTGATTATTGACGCCTTTTGCGCCTCAAGTTCGGCAAGACGCGAGGTGTAAGTATCTATGAAGTCATGCATCGGATGGTCCCTTTATAGGTAGCTTATGCAATACATCATCGATATATTCTGAGGAACATTTCGTGTTCCTCCACTTGATGCTGTTGTGATATTATGAGTGTGAGTTGCTGACTCTACCGATGTTGTTGCTGTACCTATTGTAACGGAGCCACCTGAAACTTGGTAAGCGTAACTACCGGAATTTATTCCTCCTACTGTATGCGTATGTGTAGCACTCTCTGTACCAGTTGTTCCAGTATGAGTATGAGCTAGATTAGATGCATCTTGATAAATTCCTGCACTTCTGCCATCGTCCGCTAGACCTGTTCTATCATGAGCCCAACCGACTATGTACATTTGCCTAATATCTGGAAGCCTAAATGTTGTTGTCCCATTTCCTGTAGAAAAACAACCATATGCTTTATTAGTTGTCCAGTCTGCATCGGATACTATTGTTCCGCTTGCTTGTGCGTAAGTCCACAAACCAGGATATGACGCCCTCAAAACAAGCTGACCAGCGCATTCGAGCCATCCAGTTGGAACTGTCGTGCCAACAAATGGAACAACCATCCCAACCGTAGTTGGTACGCCTGCTCTTGCCGCAAGGTCTGTAAGACCTGATGATAATGGCTGGAAACCAGCTTCTACTTGCGAAAGATTTACAGCGTCAGTGCCCAACGTTCCAGTACCCAGCGCCGTGATTTTGTTTGTCCCGGCGTTCAGGTTCCCTGTTGCAGCGTTGGAGCCGTCCTTCAGTAAACAAGCGTTGATGCCCGTCGCCAAGTCCTGATCGTGCGCGTCGTGCGAACTGGCAAGGATGCCGACAAGCGCGGCTTTGGCCTGCTGCCAAACCGTCGTCCCCGTCCGCGTCCCATCCGTCCGCGTGAATAGCCCTGCTGACCACGGCATTACATCACCCCTCCACCAATTGAGCTTGCGGGTACGATATTCGCGCCCCAGCCAGCCGCCTGTCCTGGGGTCTGGTTTGCCTTGCCCATGAGCGCCTGCATCAACCTCATGGACGTTGGGTTAGAAAGCATGGCCCCCAGTCCTCCAGAGCCTCCAGGTTGAGGCGCAGCGCCTGAAACCGGGCCGTTCTGATATCCGCCTTGTCCTGCCGTTTGCGGGTTTACCGTTGGGGATGTTGTTCCTCCATGCGCTGAAGCCAGCCGCTGGATTGTTTCATTCATCATCGTCCTTACCGGAGAATTGTTGCTCCACATAGTCCCCTGAGCACTCCCATGCTGGAATACTGGCTGTGTCGTCGCTGGCACTGCTGATGCTCCACCGGGTGTCCACTGGCCATTTTGATAAGTCAGTGGAGCGGAAGGGGTGTAGGCGCTCGGGGTGCTGGATGATCCGTTTTTCACTGGCTTGCTCCTTGGCCAAGTAGGGCCTTTATCATCTGGTCATATGGCAGTGCGGGTTGCTGAGACTGCTGGTAAGCGATGGGCGTGGTTCCGTAAATGTCCGCCTGAGGAAGTCCCGCAGTCATGCCGGGTGGAGTGCGCGCCCCCGCGCCTTGCTGCGCCGGTATCGTCTTGAGCATATCGATGGGCGTGGCTGGAGGCATTGCCGGAGCCGGTTCCTTTGCAACATACGACACATTCGCAGGCGAAGCTGTAGGCGCAGTTTGCGCAGTGGTCGGCGGAGTCACTGGAGCCGGTGTTTCCTGGTTATGTGGCGCCCCCCTCTTCGCATAGTCAACAAGATAATCCTGCATATCCAAAGGATGGACGTTATACTTCTTGGAAAGATCAATCATCTTGTCAGTATTGAACGTTCCTGCTTTATTATCTATTAGACTTTGAAGCTCTTCATTTGTTGGCTTCGAAGTCTGCGCAGCAGTGTCGGACTTAACCCCAGAACCTGAATTCATGTCGTTTATCATACGCTGAACGCTGTTCAACTTGAACTGGTAATCAGCCTTGCTCGTGGCGTTCGATAGATTTCCGATTGCGTCGCTGATCGATGCCCGCTCGCTTTCGGTCACCTGCCCTTGCCCTTTCATCAAAGGACGGGCGACAAGCAGATTTAGCCGCTGCTGTGTCGCGGTGATGTCGTCGCGCGCGGACCATGCCGGGTTCTGCGGATCATAGGCGCGAACCGCTGAGTTGATCGGCTCCATCATGTTGCCACCGATGGGGCCCCACGGCGTCGGAACGTTTATGTTCGCGTGCCGCTGGTTGATGCGCAAGGCGTCGCCAAATCCTGGGGTCTCAGACAGTTTGCGAGCGTCGGCGATCACCCCGCTGACGCCCTCTACCTGCTGGCGAGCTTCAGCCTGGGTGTCGGCCTTCTTCTCTGCGAGCTTGGCGCGGGTGTCTACCTCAGATTTGTTCTCGAAGATGGGAGTTCCCGAGGCGTCGTACAGGAAGCCAGCGCCGCCCGGAGCGAGCTTTTGCACTTGGTCAGCCGGAACCTTCGGGACTGGCGGGCCAACCGTGTATCCAGGAGGAATTGCCGGGGCCGCCGTCGGCGCGCCTTGTGCTGGCGTTGCTGGCTGAGGTTCCGCCAAAGGACGCCCGGTCACCGGGTCGAGCTGAACAGTGTTCTTCATGCGGATCGGGACAGGCTCACTTCCGCCAGCCGCTGGAGCCGCCAATGGGTACGCTGGCGCTCCAGACGTGGCAGGCGTAGGCGCTGCTGTCGGCTGTTCTCCAAGCGTGTCCTCAGCGCCAACAGAAGGCGCTGGAGCGGCCATGGCAGGCTGCGCTGATGAAGGAGCGCGGGTAACTGGCGCTGGCGCTGCTGGAGCCTGTGGCGTCGATGCTGCCCCCGCCGTGTGCATGGAAAGAGGCTCGTAAGCGCCCTTCCCCCCACGCGAGTTTATGGCCTCTGGGTTCCATACCTGTTGCGGTCCCGGTCTGCCGTAGGCGTCGGCCGGTCCGCTTATGATGGTTGGCGCGGACTTCGGAGCATTGGCCGCCGCGATCATCTCAGCGCCCTTTTGCATCAGCGCCGGGTTGCCGCTCATCAGCATGGCGCGCCCCATCGACTCCGGTGAACTCGTCCCCGAGAGCAACTTGGCGAGCTGTGCATTGTACTCGTCAGCGCGTTTCTGCTGCTGGTGCTGCATGACCCCGGCTGAAAGGATCTGCGCCATCTTTCCAATAGTCGTGCCCCATCCCGGCGCCGTCGATGGCGTCATCCCGCTTTTCATCAGCTCTTCGGCAAGCTTCGAATTGTCGGCTGGAGCAGAAAGCGGGCCGTTCGCCGTGAGCGTGTCTCCTCCCATCCCCCCCGCGAGGGTGTCGTTGCTCGATCCTCCAGAAACAGCCGGAGCCGGGCCGCCGCCCATTGGCGCCTTGGCTTCGGCAGTCGCCCCAGTAGGGACAGGAGCCGCTTCATTTGCGGACGCCACTAGACCGGGCTGCGTTGCCACTGACGGAGAAGACGGGCCGTTGCCCATCCCGAGCTTCTTGTCCCACCCCCCCGTGAAATCGCCGCTCGTGACCGTATCAACGCCTCCTGGAAACTGCGCCTTCATTTCAGGCGTCATGTTCCCCCAGATTGCCTTTTTGGCGATGGCTGGCGAGCTGTAATATTTGGCGACGTTCTGCCAGGCAATCCCTTCAGGGTTTGCAGCGTGGGCAACCGCCCCGGCTGGCCCCTGTTGGTGCTGCATGTAAATGTCGATCGGTGTTGGCGCGCGCCCCGTCTTCGCCTGGAAGCTCTGGCTTTCGGCCGCAACCTTCGCCGCAAGGGCGTTCGCGTTTGCGTTCGCGTCCCAGATGTTGCCACCCTTGCCGTACTTCGCCCACTCTGCATCAGAGAACTGGCCAAGCCCCTTGTATTTTCCAGTCTGCGCAAGCGGGTTGCCGCTGCTCTCGATCTGGACGATGCGCTTCAACAGAGCCGGGTCGACGCCGTGCTTCATCGCCGCGTCGGTGATCTGCGCGTCAAGCTGTGCGCCAATTGCCATTATGCTTTCCTTTCAATATCCATTGACACTGGGCCATATAACGCTATATGGTCCCCTTCAGCTTTTACGGAGGGCAATGGCGTTGATAGACAAGTTCACATCCAGAATAGAAAAGTTACACGGTGAAGACGCATGCTGGGAGTGGACAGGTCCACTTAATCATAGCGGATATGGACGATATTACAACTCTGTAAGGGGAAAGCGAGAGGGCGCGCACCGCGCGAGCTACCGCTTTCACTTTGGCAGCTTTGACGAGTCATTTGAAGTACTCCACCAATGTGATAACCCAAAGTGCTGTAGGCCAGACCATTTGTTTCTAGGTACGCAAGCTGATAATATGAAGGACATGGCTGCTAAAGGACGTGGTACAACTGGGAAGTCTCCTTGGATAAAGGGAAGGAAAGCATCACCTGAAAGTGTCGCCATTCGCAGACCTAAGCTGATGAAATACATCCATATTGTTACATTACCTACAGGAGAAGTAGTAAGGCCAGTAAGCCTAAACGAGTTCTGCAAGCTTAATGGCCTTAGTGTGCCCGCTATGTATAAGGTTGCAAGACGCGAGGCTAAGAGCTATAAAGGTTATTTAGTTGATCGTTTACCGTTATAATCTTCTGTTCTAATTTCCAGAGCCTTGATGGCGGCAAGCATATGGCCCATCATGTCGCCTAAGTCAATCATATGACCATCTCCACCGAAGTTTTTACTCCAATCTTGCGCCATCGGACCGACTCTGCTTTCTGGCAAACCGTATTCCTGCTTGGGTCCATCCTTATAATCATAGCTGTCCACAGGTAAATCACGGAATTTCAGAAGTATACTTTCACCGTCTGCCGGTTTTCTATTCTCTTTCATATTCTCGTCTGAGAACATCATTGCCATCATTGCCAGAGATGCAGCGCCTTGAGCAAGTCCAGCGTTCTGTTGCTGCTCTTGGTTATATGCAGCCATCTGATCGTTGTAGCTCTGGTACACGTTCCCGCTTACATTCGTCGGGGCGATCTGCGAAGTCGGCGCTGTTGGAGTTGTTGACCGGCTGAGCAAGCTAGATGTCGGATTGGCCGAAAGCATGGCGACCAAGTTCTGATACGGGATTTGGTTCTGCTGTACGGCCTGCCCAAACAGAGTGTTTTGCTCGTTGGCGCCCTGAACCTGTGCCTGTGCCGCTGCCTGCCCAAGCGCCTGATTTTGGTTGCGCTGCTGCGCGCCCTCTGCGGCAGTGCGAGCTTCAGACCCAATCGGAAGTCCTCGGCTGTCGAGCTGCTGTTCAAGCTGGGTGTGCTGCTGTTCGAACTCCGGCTTGAGCCATCCGGCCATTGCCTGATAAGCCTGATTTCCAACATCGTTGGCCGTTGGCGCGTTGATGCCGCCCGTGTTCAGGTTGTTCATCAGCTCGCCAGAAATGCCAGTCAGCCCCGCGCCGGTGGCTTCCTGCCCACTGAGCAAATACTGAAGCTCTGGCGTTAGGCTCGTGATGGCGCTCGTCGGCGCGCCGCTGGCGTCCCTTCCGTATGTGGTCGATCCATACGGATTGTAGGTGTCCGGGGAATTTAGAGCGGACTGCCTTTCAGCGGTTGCAATATTCGATTCAGTTTGCGCCTGAGATACCGCATAAGGATCAGGTGCAGCCGGTGCATCTCCGCCTTTGCTCATGTCTTCACCCTATCCATTTGCATTCATCCCTAAGCATTCCGTAAAGTATTGAGTCCTTTCCAGGATCACGAGATCCACGAATGCAACCCTCCATTACGAAACCAAGCCTCTCAACTATCTTCCTAGATATCGTGTTGGACTTTGCTATTATGCACGTTATTCTGTGGCATCCCAATTGGTTGAACGGATATTCAAACCATGTGCGCAAGTTCAAGCGCGTCAACCACGGACCACTTCCAGCGGCGGCGAGCATCACATTACCACCATTTGGAGTTCTGGTAATGTCATAGAACACGAAACCGCCAAGCAAATTTCCCTCTTTGTCGATGGCCCCCAAAGCCTCGTACTTCTCCGTTATTGGGGTTCCATCGCGCACCATGGCGTTGACGAATGCGCAAACTCTCTCACGATCACCAGCCAATATCATATCGGCCCCGCTGGCTTTCCAAGCACCTCTGTCGAGTACCACTGAACATCATCAGCCGTGGAATAGGTGCGCATCACCGGCGACGCGGCGCGCCCCTTGCCCGCGACGCCAATCCACTTTGGCTCTGAAACTGGCTGATCGGACCAATCGCTGTCCCACGGGCTGTCCCACGGAGTAGACCCGCCGTGTGTCCCAATGTCGTATGTCGCTCCTGATATTTCGGTGTTTGTGAAATCTGTGTCTATTGCGACTTGAGCGCTTAGTAGCCCAGCAGAGAACACGTTCGGCTTAACCCTGCTGTAAATCTTGTTTATGCCTGGAGAACCAAAGTAACTAAATCCAGGTCTTGCCAACGTTGATATCTGATTTGCGCCATCAAGTCCGCCAGCATGGACGTAAACATTCCCGTCAGACTCAGAACCAAAGTATATAGTTGACCCTACCTCTTCCATTGAAGCAATCGCCAAATCTTGATAAGTAGTCCATCCTTGGTTCCTGGTGTTGAACACATACTGCTTCGATGGCGTTAACCCGTTCGGGATGTTGAAATATAACAACCCATTGATGAATTTTCCGAACCATCCCGAATTTGAAGAATATGTCTTATAGTCAGCCTGCCACGAAGGGCTGATCTTTCCCCAGTTGCCGAGCGCTTCAAGGTTGAAAGCGAGCCCCGCGCTGATCACGTCCATCGATATTGGCCCTGACGTGGTGATCAGAACAAGCTCTCCACCGAGCTTCACGGCGGCGTCGTATTCAACGAGAGGGGGAGCATAATATTTGCTGATCAGCGAAAACGATGTCGCCGGGTCTCCCTGGTAGACGAGCACTTGGCCGGTGCTCATCACGATGCAAGTCGTGTCTCTCCATGGGAATACGCCCATGCAGTATCCACCATCAGCAATCTGGCTGCTCTGGAATACGGTGAACGGCCCCGTAACGTACATCGAGCCGCCATACCACACGTCCCCGCTGTTGACGACTGTCGCCCATAGCCGGTTCTGCACGCTCTTGATGGTCCGCATCTGGCTTATCGTCGGACCAGAGAAGCCGGTAGCGACAAGGCCAGCGCCGCCCGGCTGCCACCTCCACGGAGTGTCTGAACCGTTTACGCCAAAGACGTACCCGTTGAAAAAGTCCGTGCTCCATCGGTTGTTGGTGTATCCGCTGGCGAGCGTCGACGGCGTGCCGGACAGCACTTCGAACAAAGACCCATTTGACGCGGCCATGAGCTTCTGCGTCGATCCGCTGACATAACGCACGAGCGTCTGGACTGGATGCCCCGCGCCGGTCGCGGTGTCGCACCAAGCCTCGTATCCGGGGCGGACCTTGCACACGCCAACGTCAGGAAGCCAGTTGACGAGTTCGCGCGCTTCGTTGGGCTGCAAGTTCGTGAAGTGATCGCGCGTGTTGAGCCCCAACGTCGGCGCTGGCACGGGTTGCGCTTGGGCTGTTCCTGCCGATTCTGGGGTTATGATGCGCGAAACCATCAGACATATTCCTCAATTTCCGTAGCCAATTTCAGGAATATTCCCTCTTCCGAGCACGTATCTCGGGTTTCCTGTAACATCAATCATTGGCTGAGCACACGCGTCAAACCACTCAGCGTCTATAGCAGCAATATAGTTTGCCTTTTCTTCTGCGAAAGGAAGTGTCTCGCTCGCCTTTAATCTGTAAACTAGTCCAAGCGTCATCAAATCTTCTGCGTTATTATTCGGAAGAAATGAAGGATAATCCGTATCTGCCGTTAGCCACTTCTGAGGAATTCCGGCAGCATTTGAGCACCATGTCGATTCGAAATAGTCGAAGGCGATCACGCGCGCGTCAACCGGCGTCGGCGCGATCACCATGTTGCCGCCCTCCATGCGGAACCAAAACCGCATCCCGGCGATCACCAAACCAGACTGGAGCACCTGCCAAAACGAGTCTGTCGACGGCCCATTCATCGGCCAATGCGCGGTCCTGTCCCAATGGCTGCTATTGCTCATCCTCTGCCACGTAGTCGGCAATGGGTAGGCTGCCTGTCCTGGAACCGTGGTGAAGGTGTATGTGGTCTTCAGCTCTGGCCACTTGTGTTGGCGCTGCAAGTCTCGGCCAATCCTGTTGACCAAGCGCAGCGCTTTCTGTGCCGTTATGTCGGTGTTCCCAGCAACGTAGGAAGGAACCGCCATGCCGCCAATCTCTGCAATCGCGTCCTGCACTATGGTCAACAGTGTCATCTGTTATACTCCCGCCTCTTCTTGAGCTTTCTTACGCCATTTATTCCACTGGCCAACGCCAAGACCTCCAAAGAGGCTATCGTTTGCCTTCGCGAAGTCTTCGACGGTCATAACGCCGTGCTGCATCAGAACCGAGCGGGCCGAAACCGGGATTGCTCCCCAACCAGAAATAGGCGTTCCATCAGTAGGCTGTACAAAGTCTGATGGCTGCTCGAATGCCTTTTCCGGCGTCTCACTGTCGAGAGCCGCGAGCTGGCGTTCAAGCTCCTTGCGGCGATCTTCCTTTCCAGCGGCGGACAGCGCCACCTGACCGCGCACCGACGCGTGATATTCGTCAAGTGTCTCAGGTCCATCATAGTCTTCCATCTGGTCATGCGCAAACCCCATCACGACAGGGTCTTTCCGCTCTGGAAGGCCAGCGTTCCCATATTTGCGCTCGTACTCGTTGAAGGCGTCAGGAAAGCGCTTGCGCAGCGCACCGATGGTCCATTCCTCAACCGGCTGGACAGCAACGTCTTTGATCTGGCTGTTCATGATGCGCGACGCGACGTGAAGGCGCCATTTCAGAACCTCTCGCCCAAAGTGGCGCGACGCGGGGCGATCTAGATCCGCGACGTGCACGATCTGCCCTTTGACGTGGCACACCTTGCCGCCGTTTCCATCGGAGATGAAGCCCTCCTGATCGTCGTAGTTCTTCGTGAGCGGGACCATCTGCCCAATTTCGACGGGAGTTCCGAATAGATTAGTCATATTTATTCCTCTTGTTGGACTGTTGGACCTAATAGCGACCGCCCGGAGCAAGGTCCAACTCTCAACTCCGGGCGATCATCCGGCTCGATTTCTCAAGCCGAAACCAATTTTCCATTGTAGCAGATGAACCAACCCTCACGCTGATTATGCCTTACACCTGGGAAATGTCCAGCGAGTTTGACCCTCCACCACTCAGGATCGCGAATTGTGTTGTGCAGCGTGCCGACGCCAAGGATGTCACCGAATATTGCCTCGTTGTGGTCGATCTTGAAGAACACCGCTTTACTGCAAAGTTCTTTCATTTTACTTAGCACAACATCAATCTTGTCTTCTGGGATATGCTCCATAACGTCAACGCAATATCCGAAGTCAGCTGGTTTTACGACGCTTGGAATGCTCCACAAATTCGCGACGCAAAGAGGGATGTGCACGTCAGAATCAAGACAGTTCGCCGCGTGGTCGATGCCAAGGACGGAATAACCCTTCTCCTGAAGTTTCGCCGCAGCGCGACCGCTTCCACACCCGAAGTCGATGAAGGATGTGTAATTGGCCAACGTCACGTCATCCCTCACATGCTGCTCTGGTATGAGAAGTTCAAGCGCTCTGTCTACCGAATTCTCCCCTTCTGACCATTCCCGGTAAACGTCTGTCTGCCAGCATCTCCGATATTTATAAGCCTCACGCGCCTCAAGGGAAACCTGCGACGCGGAGCGGGCCGCCTCTTCGTCGCGCCACATGTCCGGCAGAAGGCCAGAGCCGCGAACGGTGATCGCCAATCCTGCGGCCTCGATCCGCTGGTATGTGGCAATGAATGCCTTCGCCTGAGACGCCATGGCGCGCGGCGAGTCGTACACCTTTCCATTGAAGAAATATTCGTCAGTCAAGGCGCCGTCGTTGAGAGGCTGACTGTACGCGTGATGGGCGCGCCCGGCCGCCGAGCTGTCGTATCCGTAGAGGTCTGCGCGGCGATAGCCCATCATGAGGATAAGGTTCAGGACGGATAAGCCAACTGTTGTGCCAATGCTGACGAGATGCGCGTTAGGCTCGATCTGTTTCGTCGAGCACGCGATATCGTCCCCCGCGTCAACGTGCCATAGGCGGACGTCACAGCCGTTCTCGCTGAGGAATGCGAATAAGTCGGGGTGACACTGCGCGGCAAGCAGATAGACCGTCCTGCGTGCTCCAGCGGCTTCATTCTCCATGGCGTGAGAGAGAAAGGTGATGTTTTCCCGGCGCGCGTCGAGCAAAACGTGGAAGTCTGGAGTGATGCCGTTGGAGCGAAGCCACTGCGCCGCCCCGTTGAGGCTGAACACCGCCGCGCCGTCCCGCTGCTTCGCTCTGATCTCCTCGATGTAGTCCGCCGCCGATGGGCCGCCGCCAACAACCACCGCGCCGTGAATTCGCGATCTCACGCGCGGGATGTCGCGCCACGTATTCGCCCTGACATTTTCCGCGATGTCTGAAGCTGGGGTGTTGCACACATCGACGAAGCGCGCCGGGGCGATGGCGTCAACCATATGTGGCATTGCGATTTCTCCCGGCCATCCTGGGAGCGTGTGGGGCTTCGGCGTCCCGTGGAATATGGCGATTGCCGGATCGTCGCCGGGTTCGCTCAGCTTCCAGGATCTAACGGCGCCAGGAACAAGCTCATCCCACGAGTAGGCGTATGGTCCGAACGCTTCGATGAAAGCCTGATCGCCACCGGGCCAGTCTTGAGGCTTTCCATTGCCCTCGTAGGCCGCCCACAACGCGTCCGTCTCGTCTGAGACCTCCCAGAACATAACGCTGCTCTGCAACCCTCCAAACGGCCCTGGATATCCCGAAGGCTGGACCATCACGAAGGCGTCTCCGAGCGTCGCCAGCGCGTCGATGTTGTGCCTGATCTGCGTGCTCAAATCGATGTAGAGTACGCGGTCGCCGTGCTCAAAGACTCCAGGCTTAAACATACCCATTTTTGCCCACCATCCTTTTAGAGAAGGATCTGGAAGGGGAGAAATCGTTGTCCCTGCTGGGAAAGCCTCTTCTGAATCTGTAAAGCAAATAAACTCAAAGTCTAACGAGCATAACTTGCGTACAGAGTTAAACAAAGCAATAGTATATGCTGCGCCACGGTCTTGGTAGTTACCAGCATTAACACAAGCGATATATAGCATAAGCGTTGGACCTTATGATTATGGCGGAGGATTGATCAGTTTCCTCCGCCAATTGTACCATGGATTTAGATCAAAAGCACCGGCCAATTAGCCTGGATTTCGGGAGACTTCGCCGATCCGCTCGATGTGGTGACAGTCACCAGACCTCCGATCTTGGTGCGGCCAGCCGCCGACGCCCTCAGCACACCCGCAGAACCGCTGGAAGTGGCCGGGCCATAGATCTTGCCGCTGTGGTTCAGGACAGCCTTCACCCGGCACTGAATGCCGGAACCGGCGATGGCAACCCACCCGTAATCTAGGATCGTGAATGCCACCTGAGCGAAACCAACCACATACCCCTTGGCCGCCGTGGTATTGGTGATCGACGTGGAATTGAAATTCTCGTCAATCGTGACGCAGTCGAACTGCTTGTGAGCGGTCGCTGCCTTGACGAAAATCCACTCAGTTCCGTTCTCCCCCTGAACGCGGGTGCCAAGCTCAAAACGCGGGCCGCCTTCACCAAGGGGGGGCGTAGCGCTCGGGGTGGTGCGATAGAAGTCAGCCCCCAAAGGAAGGTAAGACTTGATTGCAGTGTTAACGGTCATGCCGTCTCTCCTTTAACTCAATATTGAAGGTATAGCGGCTGTATTCCAAGCCGCTATACTTGTCAGGCGATGATAACACCCTGCAACGAGCGATTGCTGCAAGTCAGGTTGCCGCCCCAGTAAACCGGGACAACGAGAGCATCCTGATTGACAGAAGCCTTCTCCGGGTCGGTGATGAAGTTGCGGTCCTTGTGGGGCCGGAAGTGGAAGTAATCGGTGTTCAGGAAGTACATGCGGGTTCCGCTCGTCTCGCCGGGATCATAGAGAACGTCCGCATTCATGAACTGGATGCCGCCAGGGAAACCGGCGCGCGCCTCATCGCTTTTGACAAAACGCTGGTTGGTCTGAAGGCTATTCCAGTAGTATTTGAAATAGGTGTTCCCGGCGAGGATAAGATCAACCTCATCCCGTCCGCGAAGGGTCTTCAGATACATCGTGTCCATGGCACCCTGGATCGTGGTAGCCGACGCAGCGCCGCCACCGAGACCAGCGACGCTCGTATACTGCGACTGCCACCAAGTCTGCGCCGCCGAGTCGATACCGCCCACAGTCCCGGTAATCGGGCTATCGGCAACGAGGAACTGCAACCCCCCGATAGCAAGGCCGCCCGCCTCCGTGTTGCTGTAGAACAGCGACTTGGAGATGTTGTTCTTCATGGTCTTCTCAGCCACTAGGATGCGGCTCTTGACCAGATCGAACTTTGCTTCGCGACCGGAATTCTGCATCTGCTCGCGCCCGCTGATGGACACGTTGCAGTTTGCCTGCTTCCAATCGAACTGGGCGCTGGTGACCACATCGGAAGCGGACACGTTCAACACCTGATACCCGGCATACCAAGAAAACGTTCCGTTCTCTTCGTACATCAAGTTTTCGAGAAGGACATAGCCGCCCTCGGCTTCGTCAACGTTCCCTTTTTCCTGAAGACGAGTAAGCAACGCGTTATGCTTGAGCACGTTATCAGCAAGAGTTTCACGATAGTTTGCAAGTGTAGTAGAGGTGATCTCAGTCCACACCGTTGAAGGATAAGCAGTCATGGTGTTCTATTCCTTATACACCGAATTTAGTCATAGCAGCGCTTAACGCGTCGTCGAGTTGCATCCTACCCTTGACCTTCTGAGCAGCGCCCCCTGATCTGGGTTTCACAGACACGGCTTTCTTCGTCCGTTCCGCTTCCCACTCCTTGCGCTGGCTCTCGGTCTCAGCGGCCTTCAGTTGCCCCCTTACAGCGGGGTTCATCCACGCTGCCCGGTCATATGCGGCCTGAAGCTTATCGACGCCATACGGCATGGCGGAGACTTCAGGATCGTGAGCCATGATGTGCACCATGTGCTCTTGCAGCGCATCGAAATGCGGGTTGACCGGCGCGCCGCTGTCATCGACCTTGTGAGCGAACTCCAAAATCATGTTTGCGGCTTGGGACTGCTTCTGCTGGGCGCTGGTGTTGTATGCGCTCGATAACGCTCCTTTGATTGCCGCCAATTCCTGTTGCACGGCCTGAAGTTCTGGAGGGAGTGGCGTCACTGGTGCGGCTGGTTGTCCCGTGGAGGGGTCCGCCTGACCTTGCTGCGCGCCTGCCTGAGAGCTTGCGGCAATGCCGAGCTGTTGAGGCGTAATGCCCCTTGCGCTCATGATCATACGCACGTATGCGACAGGATCGCGTGTGTATTGATCGTGAAGTCCAAGAAGCTCCTTAACAACCTTCCCCTCGCTTAACCCGTGTCGCTGCATTTCTGCGCGGTGGTGCGGTTGGAAAGACTGCTTTACTTCCTCAGCAAATCTTGAGGACTCAGCGGATGCCATGGCCTTCTTGGTGAACCCTGCCTGTAAGTTCTTGACAAGCCTATCAACTGCCTGTTGAACTTCTTTCGGGGCTTCCGAGTATGCCTTGCGTTCTGCTTCAGTCCAACTCTTCGGCGCAAAGGGAGTGTCCTGTTCGGGTTCCTGCTTGGCGTCTTTCTGTTCACCGGCCTTCGTCGCGTCCGCCTTGGGCTGGTCCGTGCGTCCGCTTGAAGCGTCTTCCCGAGCTGATGCTTGTCCGCCTTCGCGGGGCTTGCTGTGATTGGCCTCAAGTTCATCTGCGCCGGTTTCTTCAGCCTTTACCGGCTTGGCTGTTTTCTCTCTTGCGCTGTCGTCGCGCGCGCGTGCTTCGACCTTGTCAAGGGCTGAATGCAATATATCATTGAGAGAGCCCGTTTGTCCACTCTCGCGGGTGCTGTCGGCTCCTGCTCTCACTTCTTCCATTGGAATTCAACCCCTGGTGTTGGACCTACGTCGTGATGCTTTTCTACTGCTGAAATATGGTCATCTAGCTTTACATCACCATATTGCCGTACATTATGGCATTTATTGTGGTCTCTCAACTGAGAACGTGAAGAAATCATCTTACGGTCTATCGGAGAAACAAACCCGTCTCCACCATATGCCCTGTCTATGTCTGGCATGACGTATGGAGATTTACTTGGTAACGGCTTTTCGTCTGGATCAGGCTCGTAACTTGTCCCGTCTGGACGCCAGCGCTTAAGATATCGCACCATTCGGTTGGACTCCCATGGTTCCGATTTGTTGAGCTACTTTCGCACGATGTTCGGCTAATTCCAAGGCTAAACGCTCTTGCTTCGCCTGTATGTCAGCCATCTTTCCTTGCATTTCTGCTTGGTGCTGCTGCTGTTTCTGCTGGGCGTCCTGCGCCTTGGCCGCCATGTCTGCCTGGTGTTGCTGAAGCATCGCCTGGGTGTCTGCCTGATGCGACGCGGCTTTCATCTGCGTTTCCTGCTGGATTGCCTGCGCCTTGGCCGCTGACTCGGCAGCCTTCGGGTCTTTACTCGCCTGCGGAGGTTGCTTTGAAATCTTGTCGAAGCAATCGTTGATCGCGTCGTCGAACGCCTGCCCAACCTTGAACGTGTTCGCGGAAAACGTGACAAGCTCCTTCGCGAGAGGGAGCAAAGCCGGGTTCTGCTGCACTGCCGGGATAATCTGCGCCATTGTCTGCATGAAAGCCTGCATGAAAGCGATGGACTGCTCCTTGTTGACCTCGTCATCGTCAAAGGCGGTGTCGTCCGTCTCCACGTCCACCATGAACAGGCGGCGCGCGTTGGAGCGGATGATTTCCTGAACGTCCTCCCATGGAACGGCAGAGAGAGTTTCCTGCAAATCTTCGATGCTGTCAGGGTCTACAGGAATTGGCGCTGGCGGCTGCGCGGCCATTGGTGGCTGTCCAGGCATGGGCTGGCTTTGCGCCATCTGGGCGGCGGCGTGCTGCTGCTGGATGGCCTTGAGCTGGGCGATTGCCTGCTTTGCCTGTTCCTGGTCGGCGCGCGTCGGAAGGGAGATACCCGTCATCTCTTCGAGCTGCTCTCGGGTGTAGTGCTCCGCAATCAATTCGGCCTTGATCCTGTACACCTCTCGCACGAAGCGCTGAACCATGCGTTGGCGCCGGGACGATCTGTGCGAGCCGAACCGAGCTTTGAACTTCTCAGCCGTCGCCGTCGTGTCTGGATTGCTCTGCCCGCGCATGATGTCGCTTATCCCGCTGATCTCGTAGATCCGCTGAATTGTGGCGTCAATCTTCATGTCCACGGCTTGAAGGGCTGTGACGATGGGGGCCAGATCGCGCACCATGAACGC